ATGATTAACACTCTTTTTAATTGTGGTACTTCTGTTGTTGGTCTCATATTATCCTCCTATTGTATTATACCATGTTGTCCCTCATTTGTCAAGAAAAAAGCCCCCGATTTTTCAATCGGGGGCACAAGGGAGGACAACTACACTAAACAAACTTTATGATTTATATTTTTCTACCATGACTTCATTTAACAAATCAATCACGGTATTCCTAAATGTTTCATCTTTTAGCTTCTCTTTCCACTGTTTTGACTGGAATTTCATTGGTTTTCCTTCTTTTGGTGTAAGGGTATACCATGCGCCGGAAGACGTAAAATTAGGCGTTTTTGAGCGTTTTAGGATTTCAAGCCAAGACTCTTCATCCTGGATGCCAACCTCATTGCCCCAAATAATTTTAAACTCGCAGTCACGACCTTCGGAACCAAAGCGTGATTTTTTGATAAAACATCGAACATGAGAACCAATTCTTGTACCATCTTCATCTATTGCAAAGCTAGCTTTTGCTTTACGCTTAGTTAGCCAAATACGCAGAGAACTGAAGTATTCAATTGCTTTTCCTCCGGGTGCGATAAAAGGCTCAACAAGGGCCATCATCGGATTAGATGAAATATTAGTTTTCAATTGGTTAATCATGAGGAGCGTCGATTCGGTGTTCGCCAATGGAATCGTAAGTTTGGGAAATGCTTTCGAAAAAATTCTTGGCTTAACAGCCATAGAAGATTGTGGGTTGAAGTCACCTTCCAAATCTTTCTCGGACGGAGTGGCAGCTACGCTGTCCCAGATAAACAAAACACGAGCTTCGCTGTATTCGTTCATTATATATTCCATTGTATTGAGCACCTGCTCGACACTCGTGGCTTGTTGGTAGAGGAACTGGCCATTGTTAATATTACAACCAGCCTTCTCTAGAAACTCAGGGTCTATAGCAGACTCTGCGTCAAAGTAAACAACGAACATTCCTTTCTTTTGAGCATTCGCTGCGATCTGTGCTGCCATGAATGATTTACCAGAACCGGACAAGCCAGCCAATTCAGTAATCTTTCCAACAGGGATTCCTGCTTCTTGTCCTGGACTCACAATTAAGTCCAGCCATTTAGATCCAGTCGGAATCCAATCCTTAACGGACACCGGATCTGATTGGGAAAGGTCATGAGCGACATTCATTCCCATTTTCTTGTTGATCTTCTTTGCAAGATCAGCAACGTTAATTTTTCCTGTTTTCATTTTTAGTAGTTCTCCCATTATTTCTCCTTTTAAATTATTTGTTTGGCATTACTTTTTGTATTTTTCTGAGTCGTCTAGCAACGTCTCCTCTAAAGTCATCTATGATATCAGCATTTTTAGTTCCAAAATGTTGATGTTCTGCCATGCAATTAGCAGCCCAGATCTTTCTCAGAACGTCTTTTGATCTAGAAGTGCCTAAAGTGTAGTTCCCCTGAATAAAGGGGTGACCAGTATTGATGTAGATAATCATTTCGTCGCTATCGTCACCAAAACTATAGTATACATCATGTGAGTTTTTTGGCTCATTAACGTGCTCAAATTTTGGGCCTATTCTCTTTCTTGGCGTCTGAACTGTAGACTGTTTAGGGTTTGAGTTCTTTGTATTTTTGTCCGCTGTTGCATCTTTCTTGGCTCTGCTAATTTTGGCAGGTTCTCTTCCTTTAGAAGATGTTGGCAACCCAAAAACACCAGCGTTGTTAATTATTTTCTGTTCAAAGATGGTCTCTTCCTTTGCCAAATTTTCAGATCTAGCTGGTGATAGACTACTACTATCATAAATTTCTTCGCACTTCTTTATGAAGAAATCAATTTCTTTCTTCAGGAAATCAGCCAGTGATTGCTTTACCTTTGCCCTATTTTTTGTTACTGAAATTCCGAACTCAAGATCAAGCTCTTCAGAAAAACCAATCTCAACTCGACCTCTGTTGCGTCTAGGGTTTTTTGTCCAGAGTGGTTGCAAGGTTCCGCCACGCACAATTAAACGATTGTTTCTACTCAGATAAATACCTTGGTCGTCATAAGTCTTCTCAGAATCATCCATCAATTCTGTCTTCAAGATGACGAATCTCATGCTAATTTGATGATTCCTGAAGGTGAGATCTTTCTCTTTTGACCATTCTACATATTCTGGCCTATCAGTGTAAAGTGGGTCTTCAGGCATTATTTGTGTTGGCTTCTGATCACCTACAGAGATAAATATCTTTTTATCATCATCCAGTAAATGATAGTAAACATGCTTGAATTCTTTAATTATTTTATTTTTTAATGCACCAGCAGTTTTATAATCTAGTTCTTTTAGGTCATCGAGTATGATGATAGTACCAGTTCCATCTCCTAATACTTGATTAAAGAAGTCGATTCCGGCTTGGTCGGCTGTAGAGACTGTTACCATGCCATCTTTGACCGTCTGTCGAGCGTGCAAAATTGTGCCGTCTTTGCGTTTAGTTAAAGTAGTCTTACATCTAGCTATCGTGAAGCACGCAGTGGTTCCACCAACGCCGAACTTTCCTAGGTCTCTTTCTGAGTGTTGTGCATTTGTGCAGAATGTATATGATTCAACTAGTGTAAACCTTTCCATTCCGCCGCCATCATCAATTATCATAATTCTGTCAATTTTGCCGTTTGTATTTCCTAAAGAAATATGCACAGTAGATGCTTGAGCATCCAAAGAATTATCAACAATGTCAGCTATTGCTTCTACAGTGCTATGTCCTAGCGCTGGTAAGACAGTGTCAAATAGCTTACCTAAGTGTGGTGTCACTGCGCATCTTTTTGCATCTTTTCCGCTATTAAAATTAGTTTTTTGTTCCATTTTTAATCTCCTTATAATTTACTTCAAAATATTGTATTCTAAAACATTAATTTATGTTAGTCTTCAGCCAGCATTACCTGTTTCCACTCACGCCACGTGGAGGCAGACTTATTGTGAACATTTGCTCAGTTTAAGTGTGAGCGGCACTTAGGAAGTGTTATCAGTAATAAAATAAAATGCCCCTATTTAAAGTGCGGGGCCAACACCTTCCAAGAACTAACTTTCTTGATTTAGAAAGTTTTTCAAAGCTGAATCGACAGAGCCTTTGTTACTATTGTAGCGCTCAGACTCTCTGGAGAAACCCTCTGAGTTAACATCGGAGGACAGGTATTCGTCCAGTAAGGCTTGTACATCGGAAGTAGAATGCCTCTGGAACAGGGTCTCAATCTCAGGAATCGAGCTAATTAGTTCATCACAGTCAGCTACAGCATCATCACACAAAACAGAAGGTCTACGACGAGGCTTCAATTGAGTCTTTGGAAATGATCCAGGAGTGCCGGGAACAGTGTAGGTCAATACAATATCGGTTCCCGACTCCTCATGTGTAATATCTCCATAGTCTGGATCAAGGACATAGGATAGTAAGGTCTCATATGCAGTTTTACCATAAGCCCAAACTCTCACACCTTTGCTCTCTTCGCCACGAACTACAATAGGAGAATAGTATCGCTTACGAGCAAATAGCTTTTTAGCCTCTCGCTTTGAGGTATCATCATTTCTTTCTACACCTTCACGCCATAGTTTTGACGCAAAGTCACAAATAGGGCAATCTTCTCCATGATTGCGCTTGGGGCAAAGAATTCCAGGATTCTTACCAACATTATAGTGGAAGTGAAATTCTTTAAAGGGGTCTCCATCTGCTGATGGAAGTATACGTACAGTTTGGTCGCCTTCGCTAGGGCGCCACTTTGTGTTGTCTTGTTCTTTACCATTGTTCTGAGAAACTCCAAGTTTCTTTCTCATTAAATCTAAGTTTATAGCCATTGTTGTCTCCTTTGTTTAGCTAAGTTTTTTGTCTTTAAGGACTAAAGTCAGGGGGAATAATCCCCCCGCTAATTTAATATAACCAATTATCGGTTAACTGCCAAATGTTATTTGGACTTTTGATTCAGATAAGCTACCTACTTGCGTAGATGTGTTGAATCGACGAAACTGCTTTCGATCAATATCCCATACAACTTGGGTTTTACCATCACGTGACAACTGATTCTTACGCTGACTATCGGAAAAATGTGTATTTGGTAAGTCTTGTGGCTTAACAAAATTCATTGTTCGAGTTGAACCATCAGCTTTTGTGAAAGTACCAGTGTATTGTGTGTAAGTATTAGACATATTTAACTCCTATTGTAATGTCGTGTAAGTTATTATTTTGTAGTGGTTGAATAGATTGTGACCTTAGGATTTGTGATGATGGTCAACAATGACGCAACTCGTTACAAGTTTTTGTCTTACGTTTGTAATATAACCGTTTGGGTTATTGTTGTCAAGAAAAAAGTTAAAGTTTTTTTCTTAATGATTTGTAATTTTTTAAAAAGCTTTTCTTGCTTACACTATTAGTATAACTAAGTTTGTATTAGCTGTCAAATGAATATTTGACATTTGTTGAAATTAATGAACCAACTTGTGTCGAATGGTTAAAACGACGAAATGATCGGAGTTGAGTATCATAAACTACTTCAGTTTTACCATCACGGGAAAGATTACTTTTAATTTGTCCCTCAGAGAAATGCGTACTAGGCAAGTCTTGGGTCTTGATAAAGCTCATTG